AAAAACCAAAAGCACCGTGGTAAGAAAGCTCCGTGATTCAGAAGGGAATTTGACGGGCGAAGATGAATTACAAGTTAGCGAAAGCGAGTTGGCACCAAACTTGCAAGCAATGTCTGTTTGGCTGTATCACCATGATGAGGATTGGAGAAAGGTTGAACGCAAGCAGGATGAAGACGCTGATATTCCAACAGACATAGAGCATGGCATCAACATTGATTCCTGGATTAAAGACAAGCTAAAATGATAGTACCCCAAGAAATTTACCATCCATTATACGAGGATAAGGAAAAATTTATAATTCTTATTACCGGTGGGCGTGGTAGCGGAAAGTCTTTCAATGCTTCTACTTTTATTGAGCGGTTGACTTTTGAAATGACTCCTGTAGAGAAGATTGTGCATCAGATTCTTTACACCCGTTACACGATGGTTTCTGCCGGTATGTCTATCATCCCCGAAATGATGGAGAAGATAGATTTGGACGGTACCACGAAATATTTCAAGACCACAAAGACGGACATAGTCAATAAGATGACTAAGAGCCGTATCATGTTTCGGGGTATCAAGACTTCTTCCGGGAACCAGACAGCAAAACTGAAATCCATTCAAGGCATTACGACTTTCGTCTGCGATGAAGCGGAAGAGTGGACAAGCGAAGATGAGTTCGACAAGATAATGCTCTCCATTCGCAAGAAGGGTATTCAGAACCGGATTATCATTATAATGAACCCATGCGATTCCAATCACTTCATCTACAAGAAATACATTGAGAAAACTCACAAGCTGGTAGAGATTGACGGTGTGCAGGTTCAGATTTCCACTCATCCGAATGTGCTCCATATCCATACTACGTATTTTGATAACTTAGATAACCTTTCTCCTGAGTTCCTGAAAGAGGTGGAAGATATGAAGGTGAGTAATCCTGAAAAGTATGCTCATGTGGTTATCGGCCGGTGGGCTGACGTTGCAGAAGGTGCTGTGTTCAAGAAGTGGGGAATTGTTGACGAGTTCCCGGCTTGGGCAAAGAAAATTGCTTTCGGGCAAGACTTCGGTTATACGCATGACCCGTCTGCTTCCATTCGTTGTGGTATCGTTGATAACGCCCTTTACTTGGATGAAGTGGATTACCGTACTGGATTGCTTTCTTCTGACATCATCAAGACTCTTCGCCCGTGGGGATTGAAAGTCATTGCTGACAGCGCAGACCCACGTTTGATTCAAGAGATACACAACGGAGGAATCAAGATATATGCCGTAGAGAAAGGTGCAGGCTCTATCAATGCCGGAATTGACAAAATGAAAGATATGGAGATTTATATAACCAAACGCTCGTACAACTTGCAAAGCGAGTTCAGAAAGTATGTTTGGGCAAAGGATAAGGACGGGAACTATATCAACGAACCGGAAGACCATGACAATCACGGAATAGATGCTGTACGTTACTATGTATTGGGTGAGCTTCTTGGTCAGATTCAGAAGCCGAAAGATTTAACAGGAATATTCACACATTAAAAATATAAACTATGCCATTGAATTTAGAAGAAATATTAGCATTGCCTGACATCGGGCAGAAGATAAACTACCTGAAGAAAGGTAGGAAGACTGAACTTCCCGACCGTTGCAAACTTTGGGATGATTGGAATCCGGAACGCCACGAAATCATTGTGGATAAAGAAAAGTATCCGGACAGAAAAGTACTTGATAAGGAATCCGAAAAAGTTTTCGATGAAAAAACTGGTAAGACTTATGAAATCGAAGCAAAGTATAAGACTGAACCGGTGAACCGTATTTCTATTCCATTGGAACAAGATATAGTGAACATTCAAACTGCTTTCACGGTCGGCACAGAACCGTCTATGGATTGCATTCCGACTGATGATGATGAAAAGAAGCTGCTGGATGCGGTAAAGGCTGTATTTAAATCCAACAAAATCAAATACCAAAACAAGAAGATTGTCCGTGCCTGGCTCTCCGAACAAGAAGCGGCAGAATATTGGTATGTTACCGATGATGATTCGTTTTGGGCAAAGTTTTGGAAGAAAGTTAAAACTACGTTCGGTGGCAAGGTCAAGCCCACCAAGAAACTGAAAAGCGTGTTATGGTCTCCATTCAGAGGTGATAAGCTATACCCGTTCTTTAACGATGAAGGTAAAATGATTGCTTTCTCACGTGAGTATAAAAAGAAGCTCATGGATGATTCGGAGGTCACCTGCTTTATGACTATCACGGACAAAATGGTTTATCAATGGGATTTGTCTAAAGGGTATGAAGAAAGAACGCCTTTTGCTCATGGATTCCCAAAACTACCGGTTCTCTATGCTTATCGTCCTGAACCTTATTGCAAGAAGATAAAGACCTTCCGGGTCCGGTTGGAGAAACTATTATCCAATTATGCTGATTGTATAGACTACCATTTCTTCCCACTATTGAAGCTAATTGGTGATGTAGAGGGTTTCATGGGTAAGGTTAAGGATAGAATGGTCAAACTTACAGGTGAAGGTGCGGATGCCCAGTATCTGACGTGGAACCAAGTTCCGGATACGGTACGTTTTGAAGCAGAAACACTCACCAATATGGCTTATGATATGTCAAACACTCCAAGAATATCCTTTGAGACGTTGAAGGGGGTAGGCAAAGCATCAGGAACCGCTTTCCGCTTTATGTTCATGGGTGCACATATGGCGGTAGAAAATCACGGTGAGGCTATCGGTGAGTTCTTGCAGCGGAGAGTAAATTTTATTGTTTCTGCTTTAGGCTCTATCAATCCAACCGAGTTTAGCAAGGCATCGCAAACCATTGACATAGAGACAGAACTGGTTCCATATATGATTGATGATTTGAATGATAAGGTGGCTACTGCCGTTTCCGCTGTCAGTGGTGGCATCTGGTCAACGCGTGAGGGAATCATGTTTGCCGGAAATGCTGATAGGGTAGAAGAGGAACTTGCAGAAATCAAAGAGGAACAAGCGGCAAAGAATAACAATGCAGCGTCTCCTAACTCCAAAGGATAATTCATTACTTCATGTTCTTATCGTACTATTGAGCGGAGCTAATTTAGTTCCGCTTTTTTATTGCTAAATTCTATATTATAGAATATATTCTCTGGAAAAATTTTATAATTCAAAATTAATTCATATTTTTGCATCAAACAAAAGAGGTATGAGGATTGTATCACATAAGAAATTGAAAGAGTTCTACGAGACGAAAGGCTATGAAGATTCACGCATAGCCTTAGAACGTTGGTATGATATAGCGGAAAAAGCTGAATGGAAGAACCTATCAGACATTAAAGTGGATTTTCTTTCTGCTGACTATGTAGGCAACCAACACTACGTTTTCAATATCAGAGGCAACAACTATCGGTTGGTTGTCGTTGTTAAGTTTACAATTGGGTACGTCTTCATTCGCTGGGTTGGTACTCATAAAGATTACGATAAGATAGATTGTTCAACCATTTAAGAGATAGAAGTATGAATAAAGTAACGAAAGAACAGTATGAATTTGCTTTGGCGAGAGTGGAGGAACTTCTTCCATTGGTTGATGACAATACGCCTTCAAATGATAAGAATGCGGTGGAGCTTACAGTTATGTCCGATATTGTGATAGCATACGAAAAAGAACATTATCCGATAGAAAAACCGACTGTTGCGGAATTGATAGAGCTATCTCTTGAAGAGAAAGGGATGAGTCAAAAGCAACTTGCTGGTGAGATTGGAATAAGTCCATCGCGTGTGAATGACTATATCTCCGGACGTTCGGAACCGACCCTCAAAATTGCGAGGTTGCTATGTCGAGTGCTGAATATACCTCCGGCCGCAATGTTGGGATTCTAATCCAAAATACAAATATGAAAAAGAGAAAGAAAATAGTATTACTACTAGGTGCAGGTTTTCCTGTAGCATGGGGAGCTCCATTTTCCAAAGATATTCTTGATAGAATAATTGAAGATAAAGAATATATGTATGATAGTAATACAACTTGGGGTAAATTTATATTTGATACATTAAAATCTTTTTATGAAGAGGAGGACGGAGTCACTGTTAATTTCGAGACAGTGATTGCTGCATCGGAATCTATAATGAATTATGTTATAGCGTCAACCAATGAAAACAGGAATTCGTATAATACGTCATTTACTCCTGCTGTTAATGTCCTAATAGACTCCATCCAGCAAAAACTAAATGAGATATCTGATAAATTAGAGAAAAGGAGGCATTTTTATTCTATATACAAACATTTTGTGGATATTGTTATTCAACTCATTAAGGGATATGATGAAAAAGCTTGTGCTGCTGAGTATAAACTACTAAATGAAAGATTGAACGAATTTATTGAATCTTTATTGAACAAGAAATATTCAGTAAAAATATATACCACAAATTATGACGCTATGATACCTCAGATTCTTTCAAAGCGTAAAATATATATGGGGGAACATTTGTTATCTGATTACAGTATTGTTTATAAAGCTGATTATTTAAGAAATAAAGACTCTCATTTAAGTTACTTTTACCTACATGGCTCTATCTATTGGACTTTTAAATTTGTAGAGAATAAATATAGAGTTGTAAAATCTACGATAACTGGAGAGGTGCAATCCTTAACTGCTCAAGGCGGAAATCCGAGTGAGAATTTAATTTTTAGCCCGATAATTGTTGGGTATACTAAGACTCAAAGAAGTCTAATGAATCCTTTTAATATCGGATTTACTAATTTTGCAAATGATTGTAATGATTGCAATAAGTTGCTAACAATAGGGTATTCGTTTTCTGATCCACATATTAATTCTATAATTCAAACTAATGTAGACTTTAATAAAGTTCGGCTTGCATGTATAGGATTCGTTGAAAGGTTTGAAGGTTCTTCAGAGTATACGAAAATAGATTACTTCATAAGAAGATTGTATAAAAAAAACGAGGATGAAAGTTGGTTCAACTCAATTAATAATAATTTTGTTGCATATAAAAAAGGGTTTTCTAATTTTATAGAGAATAGAGATAATTGGACTAAGATTTAAAGATTGCTAGCATAAAAAAGGCGTGATTCACTCAGTTTCACGCCTTTTTTATGCTCATTTCCCACAATCACCTGATTGTGGTTTTCTACCACTCCAATTATTCCCCTTTCATTCACTTACTGACTACTTTATATACCGTATTTACGACAATGGATTGATTGTCGTGAATGGGAAGCCTAAATATTTATCAGTCATCTGTATTGGTAGTATTTTTATTTCCGCAAATTGAATCTCAAATTTTAATTCATACGGTATGACAATCTTAGAACAAATTTTGGCAGGGCTGCAACAGAAGTTTACTGGGGTGGACACTGCTATCTTAACCCGAATCGCTACTAAAAAAGCAGAGGGTGTAACGGACGAGACAAAGGTAAACTTTATTGTTGAGGGTATCAGTTTTTCGGACGTGCTTAACTCCTATGGTGATTTCCGTGCCGGGGATGCTTCCAAGACCGCAGTTTCCAACTACGAGAAGAAACATAACCTTAAAGACGGTAAGCCAATCGAGACTACCACAACCATCAAAACGGAAGAGAATAAAGACGATGTGCCTGCATGGGCGCAAGCTTTAATTGACTCCAACAAGAACCTTTCTGATAAGCTAACACAGTTTGAAACGGAAAAGGCTCAAGCAACACGTAGCCAGCAGATTTTGGCAAAGGCAAAAGAGTATGGTATTCCCGAAAACTACGCCAA